GAGCTCGTCAGTTATCCACCTGCTCTTGGAAAGAAGAAGACGGTCGGATTACGCCTGTTGTCGGAGGGCACTCTGCGAAACTGGAGTGGCTATTGGAATGGTTTGCTGGGCGTGCGTTTATCGAACAGGACAGCATGGCTGATAATGCTGCAAAGGTTGTCATCGTCAGCCAGTTCTCCAAAGTCCTCCATTGGCTCAAGGGAGAACTAGATGCAAATGGCATTCACTCTGCTGTATTGGATGGCTCTACTAGCGATACACAACGCGCTACCATCCAAAGGGAGTTTCAGACTGGCGATTTACGCGTTGTTCTACTTTCTGGTTCTATGGGCGTGGGGATCAATCTGGATGCTGCAGATGATCTAATCATGCTTGACTCGCCTTACGATCCAGACCGCATTGAGCAGATTGAAGACCGCATCCACCGTGCATCTAACATGCACAAGGTAACCATCTGGAATCTGATTGCAGTTGACACTATTGACCAAGCAATCGTGGAGAAGGTAGGCAATCGCTACAAGACCACACGTGAACTTATGGATGGCTCACGAGGCATCTCATTTGAGCGAGATGTAGTCGCACGGGTAATGAATGAGGCTACTACATGAAAAAAGTTATACACACCCTGTGGATAACTCCAACTCAACAAGCACACACAATCACTGCTATCAGCTATTAGTGCACAAATCCGCTAGTTTTCAGGGTTTGAGCAGTCACTAATAGCAGATACAAAGAAACACTTTCCGCAAATCAAGCAATTAGAACAATCACTAGTATCAGATACTAGTGAGAAAGAGACGACAATGAAGCAAGATGTTTTAGACCACGGCTATGTCCGATTGGTAGACCAACTAGGCACAGACCTATCTATTGTGAATGCTGCCCGTGTCAGCTACGACAAGGAGTCAGCAGAGTTTGACTTCAAGGATGCTGGACTACTGAACTTCCTTATCCGTGAAGGTCACACATCGCCATTCCGCCATGCTGCCCTTACCTTTGAGGTCTATGCTCCACTCTTTGTTGCTCGCCAGTGGTGGAAGTATGCAGTGAGTTCTACTCATGTTGATGACCAGAACGGATGGAATGAATCATCACGCCGTTACATCACTGAGCAGGAAGAGTTCTATGTCCCAGACTCACTAGAGTGGCGCAGTAAGCCAGAGAACTCTAAGCAGGGCTCAGGTGCTCCATTAGATATGGAGAAGGGCATGATGCTAACTGCTGACCTTATGTATCACATTGACAAAGGCGTCGAAAAGTATAAAGAAGCCATGGACATGGGTGTTGCCCCTGAACTTGCTCGCCTGTTCTTGCCTGCCTATGGCATGTATGTTCGCTGGCGCTGGACTGCATCGTTGCAGGCTGTAATGACTTTCCTAACCCAGAGACTAGGTCATGATGCGCAGGTTGAGATTCAGGATTATGCGCATGCCGTTGAAGCGCTTACACTTGCAGCATTCCCTAATGCTATGGCTGCTCTTGAGGTTGTAAAGAATGCTCGATAAGTATGCAAGCAATAAGGATTTAGATTGCGCTTGGGAGCAGGCGTATTGCGATAGGAAAGCCGCTAAGCGAGGCTATTGCAATAAGCACTACATGCGTTACTACTCACAGGCTCCACGACAAAACGGTAAGACTTGCAAGATTGAAGGATGCGAAAACTCTCACCGTGGCAGAGGGCTGTGCATCAACCATTACACCCAGGAGTATGAAAAGAATAAGGAAGTCTTCCTCTCAGAAGACCCTGACAACTTTGACTATGAAGACTTCTGGCTATTCGTTAAGAAAGAACTGCAACTATGAGCAAAGATAACCAGCGCATGATGGATGCCATTAAGCTTTCAGAAATCATTCGAGATGAAGCTAATGGGCACACACCATGTATGGATGACCCAGACCGCTGGTATCCAGAGCAGAGTAGCGACATCCTCGGTGATACGCCACCTAGCATGTCATCAATCAATGCAACTAAACAAGAGTGCAAGACTCACTGCTTCATCATCGCAGAGTGTTTAAACTATGCACTCAAGCACCGTGAAGACCAAGGTATTTGGGGCGGGACATCTGGTGTCGAGCGCCGTCAACTGAGGGCATTGCGAAAGAAAATGTCTGACCCTAACGCTAAAGTGAACTTCTAACGAAAGAGACAAAATGCCAGTAAAGATTCTAGATGTAAATCCTAGTGATTACACCGACCTAGACCAAGATGCACATGACACTGCTACTCGCTGGATGCGCCGTATCCATGAGCTATACATCACTCCACGTAGCCACCAGAAAATTATTGGTATCTCAGAGGTTGGCTCTGATTGCCGCAAGTGTGTAGCACGCAAGCTCGCTGAGAAGCCTAAGGATGTTTCAGGTGGTTGGTACCCATTCATGGGCACAGCAGTCCACCAAGCGCTAGAGGATGGCTTCGGAGAGCGTGAATGGTCAGCGGACTACATGCTTGAGAATCGCCTACACGTCTTCTCGTACAAGGGCCTTGAGCTTGGTGGCTCATGCGACATGGCAGCGCTATCTATTGCTGGCAATAACAGTATCATCGTGAACGACTGGAAAGTTGTTGGCGAACGTGTCATCAAAGAAGCTGCTGCTGGAAAAATAAAACAGCAATATCGCATCCAGGCTATGCTTTATGGTCTCGGATGGAAAAAGAAGGGCTATGAAGTGACTCATGTTAGTCTTTCATTCTTGCCTCGTGATAAGGACCTTGCAGAGGCACAAGTTGTCATGCTACGCTATGACGAACAGCTTGCCCTAGATGCTCTCGCAGCTCTAGAAGTAATGATTGATGCAGCCGAGATTGTCGGTTGGGATGCAGTCATTGACAAGCAACCAAAGGCTTCATTCTGTTTCGACTGTAAGAAGTATGAGCAGAGTGAAAACAACGATTTAGAGAAATTCTTAAATCGTAATTAAAGAAAAACAGCAATCGTAGGGAATGGCCTTACGCTTGTTTATCAAAGTAAACAATCATAAGAAAGCATAAAAAAATGGTAAACGTATCAGAAATTAACCTTCCAGATCCAAACTCACTATTCGCAACGAAGTCAGTTCCATCGATTTCATTTAAGGACTCAAAGGTGGGCGACTCGTTCACTGGTGTCATCACTGAACTAGAGACCGCTCAGGTTCGCGACTTTGAGACCAACGAGCCTAAGTTCTGGGATGATGGCAACCCACAGCTTCAGGTTGTTCTAACCCTTGCTACCGACTACACCGATGCTGATGTAGAAGGCGACGACGGCACTCGCAAGCTTTACCTAGTTGGTCAGAAGTTGACCGCAATGAAGCAGGCTGTGAAGGAGTTCGGCAAGCAGATTGCTAAGGGGCAGACCATCACCATCACCTTTACTGGTGAGAAGGCTAACGCTAACAAGCGTTACAACGCAACTAAGCTCTACGGCATCACTATTGCCGAAGGTAAGACCAACCCAGCAGTTGACAAGGTTCTTGGCGATCTTGGCGCTAAGCCAGTTGCTGCTGAAGGTGATAAACTTACTCCAGAGCAGGTTGCAAAGGTACAGAAGCTCAGCGAAGCTGGGTTCGACGATGCAGAGATTGCTGAGACCATGGGCGTTAACAAGTACGCCGTGACCGCAGTTATCGAAACCTTCTAAATTATTTAGAGACCAGGAGAGTGCGATCATATATTGGGTCGCACTCTCCTTTTATCCCCCATGAAAGGACAACGGCAATGACCAAGCCATTCCAAGAACTTCTTGAGCGTCTAGGACGCGAAGCAACCTCCCCAGTTACCATCTGCTACCAGAGTGCCACTCAGGGCTTCAAGGTAAAGCAGACTAAGGTTCAGCATGCTGACACTGTGGTTGAGGCGCTAACTGAGATGAATGCCAATGTTTGGTATGAGATCAACCCTTCTACTTCAACTGTCCGTGCTCGCGCAGAGGATGTTGAGAAGCTGTCAGCCGTTTGGATTGACATTGATTACAAAGAGACAGGTATTCAAAGTGAAGAGAACGCTTCTAGTTTGGTTGACTTACTATCAGACCTTATTGGCGTTTCGCCTACTGCAGTGGTCCGTTCTGGTCACGGTCTCCAGCCCTACTGGGCCATTGATCCAGAAGAGGACTATACCCAAGAGCAAGCTGCAGGTGTTCTTGCACGCTGGGGTGCGTTCGTTCGCTGGGTGGCTGCATCGCAGGGCGGGTCGCTCGACTCGGTATTTGATCTCCCCCGAATTTTCAGGGCTCCAGGCTCTACAAATTTCAAAGATTCACTATCTCCGATTCCAGTATCGGTTGACTTCCCAGAGGCTTGGCGACCTCTAAGCCTAGAAGAGCTAGGCGATGTTCTTGATACCCATGGCTTCACTAGCCTTTATACAATGCCAGAGGAGTACTCACTTGTCTCAGGATCAAAAGAATGGGAATACGCAGAGCATGACTGCCACTGGGTATCAAATCTATTTGCAAGCGTACGACCTTCTAATGGCATACCAAAGTCGCGCCATGGCTGGCTCCTACAGCAGCTCATTAAGATCAATGCCGCGCACCGTAATGGTTGCCTCTCCGAAAACTCCGCCCACCTTCTTGTCGAAGTCCTTGATGAAAGGTTCCGCACCTTCCTAAAGGCTGCACCTTCACGCCCTATGAACCAGGGCGAGCTAGAGTCAGCTAATCTTTGGGCTGTTGCTCGCGTCGAGGCTATGACTGCTCAGAAGCTCAAGGAAGAGCTAAAGAGTCACAAGCATGACTCAATGGCTAGTGATACTCCTGAAGCTGCAATGCACATGGATACTATTGAAGATCCTGAGCATGAAAACATTACTCAGATTTACACTGACTCATTCCAGACTCATGGTCTAAATGACACAGCAAACTCTTATCGCTTGAACTACTACATGCAAGGTCAGTATCGTTATGTAACAGGGCTTGGCTGGTTCTTCTGGGATGGCTCACGCTATGTCCTAGATGCAGACAAGTCAATTATGCAGACTGCTCTATCTGCAGTAATCCCAGCTCGTGACATCATGCTTGATAAGGAAGCCCGCAAGTGGGTTGAAGTATCGCAGAATAAGGATCGCTTACAGAATGCTATTGCCATCTCAGCTACAAGCCCAGAAATCCTCATTCAGTCAGTTGACTTGGATGCAGAAGCAAATAATCTCTGTACTCCTGGTGGCATCGTCAACCTCCAAACTGGAGAGATTCGCCCAGCGACTAAAGCTAGTGACTTCAATACACGCCAAACATCTGTCACTCCTGCAGCTATTGACACTCCTAAATGGTCAAAGTTTCTACGTGACACTATCGAAGATGACGATCGTATTGCATACGTCCAAGAACTTTTCGGCGCTGCTCTCTTTGGAGATTCCCGTTATCACGTCCTCCCAGTCTTCGTAGGCTCAGGAGCTAACGGTAAGTCAACCCTTGTAAGCATCATGGAAGGTATCCTCAATGACTACGCAGCTACCATGCCAGAGAACTTTCTACTTGATACAACAGGTAACGCTCATCCCACGGACATCGCTCGCCTTCGAGGTGTTCGATTCGCCGTGGCTCAGGAAACAAGACCAGACGGCAAATTTAACGAGTCAAGAGTCAAGATGCTTACAGGAGGCGATGTCCTTTCTGCACGCTTCATGGGTCAGAACTTCTTTGACTTCAAGCCAACGCATACACTCTTCATGGCAGTCAACCACCTCCCAGAAGTTAAGAGTGGTGGAGATGGTTTCTGGAGAAGGCTTCGCAAAATTGACTTCCGTAAAACTATTGCCCCTGAAAAGCGCAAGGAGGGCTTGGCTCAAGAACTTATTGAGCAAGAAGGTCCAGGCATTCTTCAGTGGATGATTGATGGTGCTGTCCGAGTAAGCAACGTGGGCTTTAACGAGCCTGAGTCAGTCAAGCTTTCAACCCAGTCTTACCGTCATGAAGAAGACCACATTGCTAAGTTCTTGGAAGAGAAGATTATCATCTCTGACACTTCAACTGCAGGTCGTACCTCTGTCTATAACGCTTACCAAGCTTGGTGCATTGAGAATGGTGAAAAGCCTGTACCTCAGAACGGCCTAGTCCGTGAGATCAAGGGTCGCCTAGGGGTAACTGAGTCAAGTAGTGCAGGCTTCAAGGTCTTCCTTGGTATGGAGCTCATGCAAATCAATTCAAGTAATAACTCATCATCAATCGCAAGTATGCTCGGCGTTGTAGAGGAAGAAAAAGATGACTGGTACAAACGCTAATCCTTGCTTTGGATGTAGGGCTGGCTTTCACAATGAGTGTGAGTCAGTCTGGCTTGAAGTATCAGAAGAAGAATGTTGCTGCGGTGGAGAAGTTACCTTTGATGCTGGCGGCAATGTTCGCATTGATGCAATAGATGAAAGTCTTCTAACAGGTAATGAAAGAGAGATTGATAATGGATACATCAACGACGGATATCAAGGCTCTAAATCTCTCAGTGAATACAGTGATCCAGTTTCTACAGGACGCAAGCGAGCTAAGGAAATGTACCCAATCCATGCAGGTATGGTCTGTGAGTGGGCTGGCCTTAAGCGAGCAGGCGGAGGAGTTATTTCTATTATTGGATGCGTTGGACGACCAGCTAGTGACCGTCATCACGGACCTGATAAAAATACCATGAATAATGCGGAGGGCAACCTTCATCGCATCTGTGACCACTGCCATAATACTTGGCATGCAGCTAATGACCCATACTACGGCGAGCGCCCTGAGCACACTAAGCCATTCTTACCAACTGACTGGGCTTGGGTTCCTCATGACAGCGTGACTAAAGCAACAACTGCTGAGATTATTGAGGCTGAAACTAAAAGGCTACAGGCTTAGTTCCATCAAAGTGATAGAACTTTACCTTAGGTAGTACCTGCTTGAGGCCAGTAAGTAGCTCTATGTTGTTATCAACATAATCAGTTACGCCATGCTGCTGAATAGCGCGAGCTTTGCCAGCAATCTTTGCCTTCATATTTCCAGAGACAAATTCTACGCCAGTGCACTTAGGCTCATGCTGCTTCAGCCAAATCTTTGTAGCCTTCTCAACCTTAGGATCTCCACCACGTGCGGTAATAGCAACAAATGGCATTGATGGCGTATAGAGTACCTTTGCTCCAAGGATTGCCTCTAGCTGCGAACGAGCACCTTTAAAGTCTGCATGAGCAAGAGTGTCATCAATGTCAAAACCGTACATAATATAAGTCTACAGTTTAAAGACCGTGCCTTGGAAATGAACTCCACGCTCTAGTTCAAAGCAAGTAATGCCCGTTGTGCTTTCGCTTCCAGAAGTTAAACGGTACCAATCAGAACCATTGTCGCTCGTGCTCGCCTGAACCCAGTAACGCGATCCGCCATTATGAGAAGGACCAAGTTCCTCTACGCGTAAATGATGATAATGCCCACTGATGAAAGTAGTAAAACTGGATACGGGGCCATTACCAAATGCTTGCTTCTCTAGCCAACTCTGTACAGAGTTAGGCTTCTTAGCCTGATGCCCATGAGCAACTGCAAGAATGTGAAAGTTATCCCCAAATGGGTCAAAGGCCACACTCTCATCATGGGGCTGAGGGATTATATAGTTTACGTCCAAGCCAACCTCAGTAGATAACCTACGTAGCTGCTGCAAGATTACAATGCCCCAGTCATCTAAGCCTGGCTTGCCAACTGTCTGCCCATTAAAGCGCCACTGACAATGGTTTGAACCAACTGAGCAGTAGGTCACTGGCGCATACTTATGGGCAAGCTTAATAAGATCCCACATTAAAGATGCTGCAACATCCGTTTGCTGCATTGGAGAGAGATCATTACTTTGAAGCTGAGCTAGGCTTGCAGCATTACTCACAGACTCAACAATGTCGCCAGCATCAACAATCACAATGCGAGACCACTTGCCAGCTTTCAGCTTCTGCTCAATGCGTGCATAAGATGCAAAGACCCGCTCAATAAGCTCAGGAGTTCCACCACGCGATGCATTCTTGCCAACTTGATAGTCGGCTGGAATGATGACAAAAACCTTATCACCCGCAGGTCTCTGAGCTAAGCTAACCTTTTTCTTTGCCTGAGCATAAAGCAAAGGGAGGTCAACTAAGTTGCCTACCTTTTTAGTAAATGTGAAGCGGAATGATGTTAGGTAATTACCACCATCTCGTTGCTGCCATTTAGAAATCCTTGGATTGCCAACAACTTCATACTCTGCTGGATCTAGCCCTGCAGCAATAAGCATCTCTTCAAAGTTCTGCGGAGTTTCTGAGTAAGGAGTTGTAGCAACACCACTAGTGCCATCAAATTCAACTCCAGCACGGAACTCTTTAGGAACCTTAACTGAGACAGTTGGCTTTAGTTCACTAAGCACAGCGGCAAGCCTTAGTTCTATGCTTCCAAATCTTGCCGTCAGAAGCAGGAAAACCCAGCTTAGTTAGCTGCTTCGCAAGTTCGCGTGCAGACCAAGCTGGGTCTTCTAGTGAATCAATAAAGATCTTTAAATCTTTATCATCAAATTGCTTAATAGCATCCTGCATCATTACGCAAAGTGCTTCTTTAGATGGTTGCTTAAGTGCTTCAAGCATGCTTTATAGTCCCCTCAGGTTTTGCCTTCAGGGATTAGCATAACATGCTTTGCTAGACGACGACGGTGGCGGCTTGCTCAGGTGTGAGCGGTGTTCCTGCAACCAAAGCGGCGATTGCTGAAGCCATGATAGTTCTTTCAGGGTTGCGGTTGATAACAGTTTATCAGGCGGTTAGCGCAGTGACCTGAGCTTCGGTTAGCCCGAGTGCTACAAGGGCAGCGATGGCTTGCGCTTTCGCTTCTGCCTTAGCGGTGGCTTCGGCTTCGCGCTCGGCTTGAGCCTGAGCTGCAAGTTCAGCCTGAGCCGCCATTTCAGCGACCTCAGCGTCTGTTAGTTCAATTTCGGTTGCGATTCCAGTTGAGCAGTCAACTTCGATTCGTGTTGGGTTAGCCATTGTGTTGCCTTTCTTATGCTACGGTCGCGCCGGTAGCGCCTGATTTGCTAATGCCATAAAGGGTAAACGAAGAACCAATAGCCCAAGTGTTTGATGCTAATAGGTTAATGGTTGTAATTGCAGCGGTCTGATTCCAAAGACCTGCCAAGATTTCTTGATATGCAGTAGTAGCATTATGCTCACTGACAGCATCCATAGAAAAAGATTTTGCAGTTGCGCCAGCATAGTTAGGAATATAGATGGTCGCATTTCCAAAAGTATTTGCTGTTGCAGTGCTACCTGAAACAAACCAATCATAAATAGCATTTTGGGCAGTAGAAGTTGTACTAGAAGCACCACCTCCATCGCCATAAAGTCGCCTTTGTGACATATTAGAACCAGCATCATTATTGAACTTAATGCCAGGGTTTGCGCTAGTTCCACCGTTAGACGCATCACGACCACTAATTACCAAAATCAAATCAGTATAAGTTTGCGGTATGGCAGATAAAGTTACAGATGAAGCAGTTGAGGCAAGCGTTTGAGAAGTAATCAGTGCAATAGCCATTATGCGCTCACTCCGTAAAGGGTAAAGGTGCTGCCAGCCGAAAATGAATTGCCTGCATTGCTGTCAAATAAAGTTATTGAAGTAACTGCGGAAGTTGAAGCCCACCTATGCGACCCCATAGATGTACCAAAACTAGGACTATCTTCTCTAGCTAAACCAGATTTATGTTTATCAGTCGCAGAATAATCAAAAATATCTAAAATGGTATTAGTGGGAACTGTTGCTGAGCAAGCCCAGTTTCCCATCAATCTTCCAGAAGTATCGCCAACACCGCTATCTAATGACCCAGTTGCCGAACCACTTCCATGGGCAATTATATAGTTGTAATTTGCACCAGTGTCAGCATTGCATCGGTATCCTGCTCTTACGATTGTGCCAGTATAAGTGATAACTAACCGCAAATCTCTGTATGCACCGCTGATGCCTGAGAAAGTGACGGTCGCTTTAGGCGCACCCAGGGTTAGGGTTGCGAGCGCGACTTGTGCGGATGCCATTTTCTAGCCTTTCTTATTTCATTCCATAAAGTGAGAAGCGCGAACCGATAGCAAGAGTATTTGCACCATTGGCTGAGCGCAAAGTCAATGAATTAACTGCCGCGGTAGATAGCCAAAGACTTGAAGCCATTTTCACCATTTGATAGGTGGCTGAATTAAGACCAGATAATGACCTTGTAACTTTATTCTTAGTAGTTTGAGAATAGTCAAGAATATCCATAACACCTAAACCAAAAGAGTTAGCAGTCGCAGGTGACCCCGTAATAGTAGCAGCTATTCCATATGCAGAGGCAGTCACAGCATTTGAACTAACAGCACTGCTAAATCCGTAAAGTTGATGAAAAGCATAATTAGTTCCGGTATCACTATTAAGAGTGAATACAATGCTGTCACCCTCATTGGTTGAGGATGTTCGTGCAGTCATACGCACCTGCAAATGCCTATAAGTGCTTGGTATGGAGCTAAAAGTAACAGAGGCTGCTGTTGAGGATAGCAACTGTGTGCTAATTAACTGAAAGTCTGTAGCACCACCATCATTAGGCCCATACTTACGCCAAGCCCTTGAGGTCGCATTACCGAAAGTTTGAAGTAAAGGCATTATGCAGCCTTTGTCTGGCTCGCAATAACGGTGAAAGTTGCTGAAGCAGTCTTGATAATCGTCACCGTGTAAATGTCAATCGCTGAAGCATTACCAGCCGTTGGAGCAGTTCCACCAAGCCACTTAGGGGTTACAGCCGAACCGTCGATCTGCCAAGCAGTTGGGTAGTAAGCGGTAGCGCCGTTAGTGATTAGCAAGGTTGCAGTTACTGACTCACCAACAGCCATTAAGGTGTTTAGCGAAACAGTTGAAGTTGATCGGAAGTTAACAGTTCCTGAAGCAGTTGAGTTTGCAGTAATGTACTGCACTTCACCGCTAGTAGTGACATCGTAGGTATAACCTGCAAAGCCAGTACCAACAACGGTAACTTTTTCACGGGTTGATCCTTGTAGAAGAACTCCAGTAAGCGAAGATACCGAGAGGGCTGCGTAAGATAGTGCAGTCCAAGCTGAGGTGCCATCACCGATCTTGAAAAGCTTTGAGTCAGTTTCTAGACCAAGCTCACCTACAGCAAGGGTAGGGTTAGCAGAGGTCCAGTTCGCGGCAGTATCGCGTCTGAATTGAATTTGAACAGCCATTAGACTCCACTCGCATTTCCACCAGAGATTGGTGAGATTCCGCCATAAATTGAATTTGACGCTCCACCATCAATGTTAGCATAACCAGCTGGCGCTGCTGCGTTAGTCCATTTTGAGGTAGTTGAGTTATATATAAGAACTTGGTTTGCAGTAGGTGAGGTAACCGCAAAGCTAGTTAGGTCTGCCATTGCATGCGTATGAGATGAGGCAGCTTTGCCGGCAAGATCGCTTACAAGATTAGTTACCTGTGACTCAGCAATGGTCAAAGTTGATTGTGCACTCTTAGTCCATAGACCAGTTGATGCAACGTATTTGATTAGATCGCCGTCAGTTGGTGAGACTGCTGAGACATTATGAAGCTCATCAAGCTCAAAGCCATTCTGAGGGTTTACAAAGATTTCACCATTAGTTGCTGATGCACGAGTAACAACACCAATGTAAACCATGTGTGCTGGAGCAACTGGCTTATTCGCAACGCCATAAAGAAGTGCACCCGATACGCCAAGCCAAACTGGGTCACCAGCTGAAGCGCCGTTAGTATTTAGCCCAGCAAGCAAACCTTCAGTAACAACATTTGCAAAGCCATTGATTGCAACAGTTGCATCAAGAAGACCCATAGTCTTTGATGAGGTTGCCTCTGACGCATTTGAAGATAGCGACACAATCATATTTGTGCCGTCAGCTGAGCTTACATAGACCGGCTGACCTTTATTGATTGCAACCGAGGCTTTGACTTGGTGGCGAATTGACTCTGAGAAGTTATCAATCCAGCCTGTTGCGTAATCGGTTCCGCTAGTCTTTGCAAGGATCTGCCCAGTAGTTCCACCAGCAGCAACGCCAGGTCCAGTTGCACCAGTAGCACCAGTAGCACCTGCAGTTCCAGTAGCACCAGTTGCACCAGTGGGTCCCTGAATACCTTGGATACCCTGAGTTCCAGTAGCTCCAGTAGCACCAGTAGCACCAGTTGCACCAGTTGCTCCAGTATCACCCTTTTGCAAAACAAAGTTGACAGTCTGACTTGGCGAAGTTCCAGTGATAGTTACTGCAGGCGAAGCGCCTGAGGTAACAGTGCCTACAGTTAGAGTGTTTGCAGGACCAGCAGATCCAGTAGCGCCAGTTGCTCCAGTATCACCCTTGACACCTTGAATACCCTGAATACCTTGAGCACCAGTAGCGCCAGTTGCACCAGTAGGTCCAGTATCACCCTGAATGCCTTGGATACCCTGAGCACCAGTAGCACCAGTCGCTCCAGTAGCACCAGTTGCTCCGTGAATTGCAAGTGGGAACCAGTGCGTTGCAGTTAGAGACGGTACTTCGCCTACAGTCGGATTACCTGAAGCAAACCAAGACGACTGATCATAGTAGACAGCATCATTGTTTACGTAGTCAACTGTGTTTGACCAAGTACCCTGCCAAGTAATTCCAGTAGCACCAGTAGCACCAGTAGCACCAGTTGATCCAGTATCACCCTTATCGCCCTTTAAGCCCTGAATACCCTGAGGTCCAGGAACAGTAGAGTCTGCACCAGTAGCACCAGTATCACCCTTTAGGCCCTGAATACCCTGAGCGCCAGTAGCTCCAGTATCGCCTTTATCACCCTTGATACCCTGAATACCCTGAAGGCCAGTATCACCCTTAGCGCCAGTAGCACCAGTCAAACCCTGGATACCCTGAGGACCAGTTGCTCCAGTTGCGCCAGTTGCACCAGTAGCGCCAGTTGCACCAGTAGCGCCAATGAGTGAGGTAAGCCACTGGTTTACAGTGCCAACAAAGCCTTCGGCAAGTGCAATCTGGTACGCAGATAGACCCGCAGCACCCTGCGTAAAGTAAGGAAGAGTAACCCAGTTAGAGGTTCCGTTACCAATCTTGACTTTTAGAGTGTCAGTCTCAACACCCATTTCACCATCCGCAAGGGTTGGGTTTACAGAGGTCCACTGAGCAGCAGGACCATGGCGTAGCTGAATGATTACTGCCACTAGATTATTCCTCCGCCATCAACGTGTGGGATTGGTGTGTAGATTGAGTCTGGCTTACCGCCATCAATGTTAAAGATTCCACCTTCAATGTCAGAGAACTTGATACGAACTGAGTTCTTGCCATCGTGATTGTGGCTACCAGGAGAAGCCTGATTGGGACCTAAACCTAGCGTGTGGTGCAAAGCTGTCTTGGCCGAGTCCTTGTCAGAGTTGAGGTGAAATAGATTCACTTCCTCTGGAGACGTAATGATAGCCATGTTAGAATTCTATCGCATACTTAAAGGAGACGACCATGAGTAAAGCAAAACAGATCGGCACTGCTGCCGAGACTGCTGTACGCAAGCATCTACTTGCACAGGGTTACAGCGAACTAGAAGCACATCGCAATGTTCTAAAGGGAACTAATGATGAAGGCGATGTTTGGCTACGCGAACCACTACGTGGACTAATCGTATTTGAAATCAAGGGCGGTAAGGCTGCTAAGGAGGCTTCCTATGGACAAATTGAAAAATGGTTTCAGGAAGCCGAACTGGAAAAGCATAATGCTGGGGGTAGGTTTGGGTTCCTCGTTACTCAGCGTGCTGGTGTCGGTGCTCCTCGTGCTGGTGAGTGGTGGGCGTATGCCAAACTCGGAGATCTCATTGAACTTCGCAATCACTTGCCTACTCTTGACGATACCCTTGTGCGTATACGTCTTCAAGAACTGGTCGGACTAATTCGTGGCGAAAGATAGCTTTGATTTACAGGACGTTCTTCTTCGTTTAGGCGAAGGGCTCCAAGAGTCTGTTCATGCGCCTAACTTGTATAACTACAAGCCCAGCGACAAGCAAGAACTCTTTCATGAGATGCAGAACAAGGCTCGCCTTTATATTGGCGGTAACCGTTCAGGCAAATCAGTAGGTTCCACACTTGAGGGTATCTACTATGTCACGCATACACACCCTTGGCGCAAGACCCCAGAAGGCCCTGTGCGTGGACGAGTGGTTGCAGTTGACTTCCTCAATGGTGTGGATAAGATTATCCTGCCCTTATGGAAACAGTGGCTTCCTAAGAAGTATTTGATCAATGGCAGCTGGGAAGATTCTTATTCCCGCGAGCGCCATGTGCTCACACTAAACAACGGCAGCTTTGTTGAGTTCATGTCGCAAGACCAGGACCTTGACAAGTTCGCAGGTTCATCCCGCCACTTTGTTCACTTTGACGAAGAGTGCCCTAAGACCGTTTGGCAAGAATGCCTTGCTCGTCTAGTGGATACTGATGGCGATTGGTGGATGAGCCAGACTCCCGTGCAAGGCATGGAGTGGATTTTTGATGACGTATTCATCCCAGCAAAGGAGGGGACAAAAGACATTGGCATTGTTGAAGCAAGCATGGAGGATAATCCAACCCTCTCTAAAGAAGCTATCGCGCGCTACATGGAAGCACTTTCCCCTGAAGAGCGACTCATCCGCAAAAACGGACAATACGTCCATCTTGGCGGTTCAGTCTTTCCAGAATTCAGTCCTCTCACACACTGTATTCCTAAAGGACAGTTCAAACCCACTAGCAAGCATCGAATTATTCGAACAATGGATAGCGGATACACCAACCCCACCGTCTGGTTGTGGA